TCGTATTCCTCAACGTCGTCGTCGCTATCGCTGTCAGATGCGTCAGCGTCATCAACTTCTACATCGGTTTCCGCCTCGGTCTCTTCAACCTCGGATTCGTCCGCATCAAGCTGATTTTCGTCAACAGCCTCTTCGGCTGTTTCTGTTACTACTAGGCTCTCGGCCAGTGTTTCTAGGTCTGTCGTCATAGCGGTGCAGTGCCTTTATGTTTGTGATCGTAGAACGCCTCTTCGTCTATAGCCGATTGGATAGCGCTCTCAATCTTACCCAATGCACGCAGGATTGCGTGCGCCTCTTCGCGCCGATCAATGTCCTGTGCGGCGCTGTTTGCAAAGGTATCAAGTTGATCCTTGCGAACATCTTCGATGAACGAACGGAACGCATCATCGCGCTGCAATTGTCGCGCTGTATTTGCTTTGATGCGAATGTCTTCGATGTTCATCATTAAAACCCGTTGTTGTAGTTGCGTGGTCGTTTCATTTCTGCGGCAAGTGCGGCCTTGTTAAGCTCAAGCCCTGTTTTTGACTTTAATTCCGCATCCTTAACCGCAATGTCTTTCGCCATTTTATCACGCTCTAGATCGTCATCCAACACAATCTTTTTGGCGTCCAGCGCCAGCTTGCCGCGTTCGATTTCCATTTTCTGGCTATCCGCTTGCGCCTTGGATTGTGCCTTGAGCATTTCCACTTGAACCAAGCCGCCCGTTGGGTCTTGGCCTTGCGCCGATTGGGCTTGCCGCGCCAGCTTTTGTGCCATCGCCTGTTCGGTCTGAGCGTTCATCTGGCCAAAGTAGCGCTCGCTATTGCGGATGCCCGCAGAAGCCAGCATATCAGAAAGCGTGTTGCGGATGTTTTCCATCGACACAACACCATTCATTGGGCCTTGGCTTTGGAAAACCTGCATTTGCAGGCCGAGGATTTCACGATAAGCCGCTGCCTTTTCAGCCTCGCGCCCTGTGCCTAGCCCAACGTTGATATTCGTATCCATGTCGGCATCCCATGCACGCGGATCAACGGGAATAAACTCGCCCCGCAGGCGCATAATCTGTTCTTCGTCAACGTTCTTGCGATAAATGCGGTTCATTAGGCCAAACAGATCGCGCAGACCGTGCGCAAGGTTGCGGACCATCACCTCAACTTGGCCAGCCGCCGCTTGCACAGCCGCATTTACGCCCGTGGCGGTGTTGTTTTGAAGCGCATCCGCAGACATGCCACCAGACGCCGCCAAGATGCCTGTTTTCGCCTCTACTTGGTTGTTCATATACTCAAGCATTGGCATTGTGGTGCCTGCGATGAATGGAACAGCCGTTTCGCGGATCATGCCCGGCTGCTTAACCCGCACAATGCGCCCGATTTCGTTATTCAGCAAATCCTCGGCATTGACCATGCCGTCAACCATTTCCATGCCGGGATTGTTGGTCAGCGCCACGTTATCAAGAATGCCGCGCAGAATGGATGTGGACACGTCTTGGTCATCAATGATGATTTCCGCCAAAGACTTGCCGTAAAAACTATGCGGCTCTGGGTCCACCTCAAACTTGGCAAACGGCAATTCGTCGCACGGCTCATAATCCAAAAGCGTGTTCTTTTCGCCCGCGCAAATGAATTTGTACAGGCAAGGCACGCCCGTTCCGTCAATGTCCATGCGCATATATGCTTCTGTGACAGTCACACGGCGCATAGATGGGTCATTATACGAACCATCATCGTCAGTGTCGCTGTAGCCTTGGCGCTGATATTCCTCTTCGTCCGACATGTCGCCATCATTGGTGCCTAGCCCCTTGATGTCGTCCCACTCAAAACCCATGGCTAGAAGGTCTGCCAAGCGCAAATCAGTGCGGTGGAGGCATACGTAGAAATCATCGAAAGACTTCGCGCCGCCATCAATAAAGAATTCCTCTGGCGGAACGCTTTCAATGCACAGATCGCCCTTAGTCTCGATCCGCTTTACCGTCACAGCATGGATAGGCAATTCAACTTCAACGCCCATCTGGTCCAGCGTTACGGTCATTTCCGTTTCTTGCTCAACCACCTCGATATTGTCGTCCGAAAGAAGTAGTTCCAGTTCTTCGTCGCTCAGGTCAGTGAAACTATAGAATTTAGCCTCGTCCTGTTCCCGCCAGTATGCTTTGACGACGCCTTGCTTTTTGACCATCGCATCATGCGCCGCATCCGAAAGGATTTTATACCCATCGTGGCGCGTGAATTGGTAGTTGATAAACTCCGTCGCCTGCATGGCCATTTGCGCGGTCTGTTCACTGCGCGGGATGAACTCCACCGCGTTTGTGGTGGACAAGAAAACCCGCATGATAGACGGCTTTACAGAGCGGATCGTATCACGCACCTTCGTGGCGACGATTTTCGATCGGCCTTCCTCATGGCCTAGATCGACCTTGCCGTCATAGTATTTCTGCGCACGGATGCGATCTGGTGAGATTTCGCTATCAACGAATGAAACGGCGTCATCAATGGCGTCTTTTACAATCGCCTCGATGTCGTCCCATCCTTTTTCCTCGAACGCTGCGTCTGTGGTTTTGTTATCCATGATTTATCCTACCTTAACGCTCGTCGTTTGTCATTGGGTTGCGGGGGATTTGCATTGTGCCTGCCCCGAATAGTGCGCTTGTGATTAGGTTGGATAGCTGTTCGGTTTGCGCATCGGTCAACTGCTGCCCCCTCATGGCCTCATCCAAAACCCGCAACGCCGTAACCGCATCATCCCCGCGAACATTTGTCAGCGCCCTTGCCAAGTCCTGATATAGCTCTTGGCGCTGGGCCGCTGTGTATTCTGACGTTTGGCCCGTGATGGCCTGCACCATAGATTTAGTGGCGTTGATTGGCTCGCCCGACATGACGTTACCAACCACGCCCGGCGCGGTTAGCTCATCAACGTCGCCTTGGATTGATTGTCGAATAGCTGTACGGGAATTGGTTGCTGTTGCCGCGCGTGTTTCTGCGGCAATGCTGGCCTGATCCAGAATATCGAAAATATCCTGCGCTTCATCGCCCATCAATCGTGAGATTTTCCGCCGTGCATTTTCGCTACTCATCTCACGCAACGCAGCCAATGCCTGCCGCGCATCAATGTTTGGATCGCTCGGAATGCGCCGGACATTTCCAACAATCTCTTCAATGCGGGTGCGCAGTCCACGTTTGGCAGCATCTAGCGCCGCGCGTGACGGGTTGTCGCCTAGCGTCAGCATGACATCCTCAACCCGCGTGCTGGTGTTTAGAAGTCGCTCGCCCAACATAAACGCTTCACGCTCTGCAACGGTATCGCCCCCGATGCGCAACGCTTGCGCATATGGCCCTTCACTGCCGCCCGTGGCCTGTACGATTGCATTCCGCAAATCTGCGGCCTGACGGGTGGCCCTTAGGCTTGCAGACGTGTCAACGGAAAGAATGCCTTCGCTACGTCTTGCCGATCTGGCGGCATCATCTAGCGCCCGTTTCAGCATATCAAGCTGGCGAACGTTTGGCATTTCGCTAAAGGAAACCGCGCCTGTTTCGCTAATTTCCGCCAAAATCTGTTGGTTTGCCAAGCCGCGATCAATCATTTCAGCGTTTGCCTCATTAATCGCAGATTGCAAAATATTTGGCTCAATTCGGGAAAGAACGGCCTCGATTTCCCGCCCTTGTGGCGATGCATAATCAATAGCCGCAGAATATGCTGCATCATAGGCTTGCCCGCGCGCCTCTTGGCTGCCCTGCATAATTTCGCGCACAGCCGTTTGCGGCCCCGCCGCAGGCATCCCAAGACGATCAGTAAGGCCGCTACCCAGTTGCGCAGCGGTTCTGGTCATGCGCTCATCCAGCGCACTAGATACGGCCTGTGAAGCCTGCGCGCCAGATGCCTTGGTCGCATCAAGTAGCGCCTGCGCGGCCTCGCCAGCATCGGCAAGCATGGCTTCGTCGCCTGCGCTCTGTAGCCGAGAAACGGCGCTATCCACGTCCCCGCCCATCTGGAATGTGTTCCTGATTACACGCGCCGCATTTTGCGAGATGCCAAGAGTTGATGCGATTGTTGCCACGTCGCTCTGTCGCAGGCGGGCGGTGACATTTTCCACACCTTGACGCACATAGGGCGAAGCCGCACCCAATGCACCGCCGGTCAAACCGCCAAACACAGCCCCGCTTTGCGCCTCTTGCACCCTAGATGCTGTATCTGTGCCTTCGCCTGCCCCATAGATGCCGCCCTCAACAGCTCCAGCCGCAGAGCCCGCAGCCAAACCGCGCACAGCTTGCGGCAACAGACGCCCCGACCCCGTTACAGTTTTCGCGCCACTCGCAATAGCCTGCGGCCCGATTGCAGCGCCAGCGCCAAGCAAGCCAACGCCTGCGCCGCCCAAGTTAAGCGCCAGAGTTTCACCGGGGCGCTGGCGCTCCATTGCCGCTTGAAGGGCGCGAGTTCCAGCCGCAGCCTGATCACCAAACACCGCACCGATTGCTTCATCGGCATAAGATCCGGCAGTCAAACCCAACCCTTTGATAAACTGCGAGCCACGGGATGCAATCGGATGCGCCGCGATGATGTCTTCATCAAACGAACGGTAAACAACTTCACTTACGGGCTGCTGGCGTTCAATGGCCGCTAATATTTCGGCGACTTGGTCCGGATCGGTTGTGGAATATACGGGCGTCACAACGTACCTATCGCCATTTGGTCGTTCAAAAACCCGAACGTCGCCTTCCTGCCTTGCAATCAAGCGTGGCATTGTTTGCCAGTTTTCACGGGCAAGGTTCAGCGCTTCTTCCTGCGTATCTGCGGTTACCTCAACCTCATATCCGCCGGGCGTCATGATTTGAAACTTAGCCATTATTGACCCACCGTTCCTGTAATTGAAAACCCGTCGCTAGACGCCGCACCAGACGAACCACCGCCAAAACCGAATTGCGCCGCGTTAGGATACGCAGACGCCTTGCGTATGATTTCGACATAAAGCTCTTCCAGCCGCGAAAGGTTGTATTCCAACTGCGCTTGGCTTTGTGACTGGTCAAGAGAACCCAAAACCGCCTGCAATGTGCTAAGCTCGCGCTCAGACACAGCGCCCAGCGCGCCGCCCGTTGGGCTGGCCTCGCGCATTTGCTGCAACCTATCGAAACCAACGTTGGCAACAATTGTCTCAATAAGTTGAGACGCATCATAAGCATTGGAGCCGGGAATTGATTTAAGCAAGCTACCCGCTCCGGTCACGGGCAATGTGCTTTCATCCAAGATGCGTTGCAATCGATCAATGTCATCTAGCACAACACCCGCAGCGCGGCCTGTCTGCTCTGCCGCTGCCGCTTCATTCGCCGTGGTATCCGCTGGACCGCCGGGAATGGGCCGCATTTGATACGCGCCACTTTCTGGGTCTTGATATAGTTCATACCCCTGCGGGATAGTGCCGACTTCTGGGCCACCGCCAACGTTTACCGTGGTGCCGCCAGCGCCGAATGCGCGCTCCATTGCGGTTTGCGGGTCAACTCCATGCGAGATCATGAATTGATAGTTCCGCATCCCCGATGTTGGGTCTGCCTGCGCCGGCTGCTGAGACTGGCGGTAAGCCATAAGAACCTGCGCAGGATCGGCACCAGATTGCAGCATTTGCACAAACTCGGCGCTATTTGGCTGCTGTGAAAGCCATTCAGCGGTGCGGTTCGCTGCACGCTCTTGGCGCCGCATTTCTGCCATCGCTGGAATGTTTTGATCCGGGTTTTGGCGCAGAGAATTGGCGGCGACGGCAATCCGTCCCGCCATATCGCGGAAACGGTCACGCTGATAAAACGGCAAATCGCCTTGCGGCCCGCTGCCCTGTTCTTGTACGCCGAAATATTCCAAAAGCCCTCGGGGCTGCTGTGGCTGTGGCATCTGTGTATCCATTCCCCTAGTGCTAACTTGCGTGTATGGCTGTTGTGAAGGTGTGGCCCCTGCCTGATAGCCTTCCCATGCGCCCGTGCCTTGGTTTTCCAAAATCCACTGGCCGATCCGATCCTGCGTCTGCTGATCAAAGCGCGTTGATGGATCAATGCCCAGCGCATTTACGGCATCGCGCAGCGTTGATCCGACAACCTGATACGCCCCAACAGGCGTGGCAACGTGGCCAACTTGCCCGCGAACATACTGCGCATAAGGTCCGCTTGGGTCAGTAAATGCGATGACATCGCCAACAGGCATTTGCGAGACCTGAACGTTTGAAAACTGGCCATTGGGCCGGTTCTGATATCCAAACAGCGCGTTGTAATCGCCGCCGCTCTCGCCTGCAAAGATGCCCGCCCTGATATTTGGATCAAAAACCATTATGCCCTACATGAACAAAGACGCGCCAGCGCCCAAGAAGTCAAACAGCCCGCGCTGCTGTGTGTTCGTGGTGGTGCCGCCGTAGTTGCCAGCGCCAGCGCCAAGCAAGCCTTGAAGCTGCTGATACGGATATTGCTGTTCCCGCATGAATTCGCCGTATTGGCCGGTTAGATTGGCTGCATCCAGCGCCGTTTGCTGTGCGCCGATATTACCCATGCCGCCTAGCGCAGAATATTGGTTGGCAATCTGCTGTTGCGTCAGCCCCTGCGCGTTTGCGTAACCCTGCTGCATTGCGTTTGCGATCAGTGCATCACGGTTGGATTGCACACCCGCATCGAATTCACCAAGCGCAACCTGCCCCCGAGATCCGAACGCACCAGAACCCGCGATATTGGCTTCAATGCCAGTGCGGGCTTGGTCTGCCGATCGGTTCATTTGTGCGAGCGATGCATCGATCACTTGCTGCTGGTACGGGTTCATGTTTGCCGCTGTTTGGGCCGCATATTGGTCTGGCGTCATGCTAGCAAGGTTCTGATACCCTGCGCCTGCTTGAGTTTGCAAAGCCGACATTTCGGGCGCGAATTGGCCCGTGTATGCGGTGAATGGCGTGTCAGCAATGCCCTGCGCGGTTGGCAATACCGTTTCGCGGATGAAATCCTCTTGCCAACCCGGCAACGATTGCGTTTGCGTTGTGCTGCTCTGGCCCATTTTAGAACTCTCTTTCATAGGCTACATGCGCCTGCTTGAAATTAACCGATTTTGCCATCTTTGTCCAACCCAAACGGGCATTTGACACAAGCGCGGCATAGCCCGCCGATTGCGCCACGTCTAATAGCTTTTCAATTGCTTCCTTGTACCACTTATCGGCGTCGTCACCCCCGACAAGTTCGATAAGCATCTTTTTGCGCTTGGGATATACAACCTCAGACACGACAAGCGCCGCTTGCGGCCTATCATCAACCCAAACCCCAAACAATGCAGAACGCCCATCCCCAAGGGCGCGTGCTACATCTGCAAAATCGTAATCCTTCTCATACCGAGCTGCCGCCTTTTCGACATATTTGGAAAAGTCGCCCCAATAAGCCGCGATCTGGTCGGTCGGGATATGTGCCACCATAACGCCCATCACAGTTTCCGAACCAAAACAGATGCAGACGGGCTAGAAGGCGCAAAAGCTGTCGATGCCGTGGCAGTCAGCACTCCAGATGTGCTATCAGAAGCCCAAACAATCTCTATGTAATCGCCCGCCAAAAGGTCAACGATTGCTGATACGGTTATTTCCCTTAACGCCCCAGCGCCAGAGACAGAAGCCACCCTTGATGAATTCGCAACATCAACACCGTTGACACGAACCCAAGCCCAAATAGAAGGCGACCCAGATGTTGCGTCTGCCTGCAATGAGGCATGGATTGAATGTAACCCGTCATCATGCACGACAATCCTGCTAGATGTCGCCCCCAATTCGATAAGGTCATTTTCATTCGCGCTGAAAGAAAGCGTATATGCGGTATTTGCAGACGCTGCCGTTTGCGTTGATGACACAATGCCCCAAAAATAGCCGCCATAAATTTTGATGTTATACCAAGCGCCGGATTTCGACACCTGCGGCACGCCTTGCGCATTATCCCACACCAAAACACCGCTCTCAGACGGTGACGCCGTTGGCGTTTTGAATTGAAGCCGCGACAAAGAGCGAGACAAGAAAGCGTTAAGCTGCCTTGCCCACGTTCGATAGTCTGGCCCCACTGGTGGTGGCGTCATGCCTGTCATCGTTTGCTACCCTGCTTTACGTCCAAGCGGAATTTGCCAACACGCCAATCGCCCGGCGTTACAGCATCAACCCGCATACGAACCTGCCGCCCCTGCAGCCTGACATTCGTCGGGTTTGCCATCGAATATGGGCCGTGTTCGGTTTCCGTCGCCGTTGGATAAAGGCGCGTCTTGAATGTCGCCTCAACATCCCCAAGATTGCTTTCATCCGGGATGAGGCTGTTCACAATCGCCAGCCGCTCGCCTTCGCCAATCTTAAACGGCCCCGTTTCAGCGTATGGCGTCAGGCCGTCATAGTTGAAGCCCGTTTCGTGGTTATAGATCGTGCCGCCATCATCGGCCCAGATAGGATTGCGGAACACGCCGCGATCAACGCCAGCCGTGCGCCCCATCTCGCCAGTGACCCAAACACCTTGGCGATAGTCAAACGCCACATATCGATCAATCTCGATACTACTGGCCGATGGATAAAACCACCACACTTCACCATTTTGGCCATTCTGCACCGCCCAAATCTTGCTGATCTGGTCAGTGTTGATGTCAGAAAAGACGTGATCCCACACATCGCACGGCAATTTTTGCACAGATGACCCGTTGTACAGAAAGAAATTGCGCTGACCCATCCAGAACGCGCCCGCATCGGTGTTAATTGCTGCGTGCCTGCTGATAGCGCCACACGACCCGCCGACACGTTCGGCAAGGTACACAAACGGCGGCCCCGCGTATGTCAGGCGATGCGCGTCTGTATCGGTTAGGACAAGAACCTGCCCCTGTGTGCGCAAGCCCTGCATGATCTGGCCAGACGTTTGCAGCTCAATGTCGCCCGCTTGGTTCGTGCTTGCCGCCGTCCACGTGGTGTTGTCCTCGAAATCAGACCAAGCAACCTTGCGCGGGTTTCCGCCAGCGCCGAGCGCCATTAAAAACCGCTCCTCCGTAGACAGCACGCCCAAGCATCCCGTTGGCGCGTTCGACACAACAGCCGCAGGCGTTCCGGTGTTCAACTGCCACTCAAAAATGCGACCATCTGCGATTGAGCAAGCAACCAGATATTGCCCCCATGTGTCAAGTGACCATGACGTAGCCTCAGAATATGCGCCGCTTGCCTGTCGTGTCTGGCCATAATAGCCAGTGCCGTAAAACCCGCCGCCGTATCCCGTGTTGACCGTGCCGTCCTCGGTTCCAGCCGTCAGTGCTGCTGGCGTAATGTCGCTAGTTGTGCCACCGGACGTGGTGACATACAGCGTGTCAAACGTGCCCGCAGCAATCCAACGATTTTCTGAATAGTCTTGCCATGCCATCATCCCGCGCGGTGCCGCTGCGTATTGCGCAGAGCCGACGCGATCCACCCAGCCGCTAATGGGCCTCAAACTTTCATCGTGCCAGCGTACCAGATTGCCCGTGCGCCAACGACCCTCGCTTTGCAGGTCTGTGCCGTGGTTTTTAAAGCCGGGCGGGATTTCCAACTCAATCAGCGGCATCAAGTAATCTCCAGAAGCACAGACGTAAAGAGGTTAGCGCCATCGTCGCTCATGTCGGTCGTGATGTCTACGCCGGAACCCTTGTTGGCTCCATATGCACGCATACGAAGGTCCGATCCGGCGTTATTCAGATTAATACTGGCGTCAGGTGTTGCCCCGGTGAATGTGATGCCGGGATAGTTGTTACAACCAGCCACGGCCAGCGCAATCGTGGCCGCGCCAGATGTCGATCCATACAAAATATTCTGGGCTGGATTGCCGTTGCCTTGGTATGTGTATTTGTTGACCTGAGTGACGGCAGTCGCCTCGGCGTTGGGGCGGTAGATGTAAATCCCAGCAGAATTGTATGTGTAGGCGCCTTGATCGGCAAAGCCGCTAATAGAAGCGCCAGCCTCAGAGCCAGTGGCAATCTTGTAGGACGTGTGGCTCTTGTAATAGTCGTCGTTAACAAGGCTGCCGCCGGCGTTATACAGGTTCGAGATTGATGTGAACCCAGAACCGGGATAATCAGCGGTATTGTTTTCCTGACCACGCCACTGCTGGCCGACAATAATGATGTCGCCGGCCTGAATGCCAGACGGCATAGCAATCGACCCATTGTGCTGAGTTGATGTGGCAGACGTCACAAACGCCAACTCAGTCACGCCCAGAGCTGGGCATATGGTTGGAAACGGAAACACCATTATTGCAGCGCCTGCACGATTAGGCTTGTGAAGCCGTTGATTTTGGTGATGAACAGGAAGAAGTCATCGCCGCTGGTCGTCGTTAAGCTGTCGCCGCTCTGCTTGCTGAAACCAGACACCGTGACGGCCCCAGCGCTGGCGTTGTTGGTCATTTGAATGACCAGAGTGTAATCGCCGGTCGCGGTCGGCGCAGCCAAGGTGAATGCGCCGCCGTTGACAATGTGCTTCAGGTTCCCGCCAGCCGGATCGGGCGTGTATGTGCCGCTCGATTTGGTGCCGTCGTCGTCGGCTGTCGCCGTGTATCCAGCGGTGATATTGTCGTCGGTGTCCGCCTTTAGGATTTCGACGTCTGCCGCCTCCTTACCGCTATCCAGATCATCAATCTGCGTTTGGATTGCAGCCGTCACCCCGGAAAGATAGTTGATCTCTGTTGCGGTGGCCGTGACGCCATCCAGAATATTCAATTCCGCAGCCGTAGACGTGACGGGCACGCCACCAATGTCAAAGCTGGTCAGGTCCGGCGTGATCGCCGTGGTGCCGTTAAGAGCGTCCGCAATCGTGTCGATGTTCGTGTTAAGCGTTGTGCCCCATGTATCCTCTGAGCCGCCAACGGTGGGCTTGGTTAGTGTGATCGCCATTTGTTATCTCCGTGGCTTCAAAACAAGAGCGCCGCCGCTCGTGGCAAATTCCCGCCCCGCGTCATTTAGCGCAGAAACGGCTTTGTTATAAAGGCCAGTCCAAACAGCAAGGCGTTCATCATCATGCAAGAACGGCGCAGCATGGATCAACGCGCCGTAAAGGTAGATGTCTGGGTGCCGCTGCAATAGCCAGTTAGTTGTGATGCTGTCAGACAGGGCGTCAATGCGGGCATAATAAAGCATCGTCATTGTGTATGTCTGATCCGGCGTCGGGTAAAACTCGATGTTGTTTGCCGTGATGGTGTAATAACGCGGTTCGCCTGCCGTGTTCTCATCGTCGTCGCGCTCGCCCGCCATCTGATCGCCATTCATCAAGCGAAGCTGCTTGCCGCCCGAAATATGCAAGCGCCGCATTTCCAAGAAGTCATTGGGCAGCGCCTCATATCGTTCGTCTAAGTCCGCCTCAATCCGCTTTTCCTGATACGGGTGGCGCAAGTCGCGGGCAATCGAAGCCTCGGCAAACGTGATAAAATCAGGGATTTGCGCAGTCAGGTCGTCACGCAAAAGCCAAGAGGCGATGGCCGCCTGCAAGCTGGAATAGTCAACGATTGCCATCAATAGACCCCATGCATCCGGTTGAACATCTGCAATTCCCGCATGTAGTCCTGAAACTGTGGGTCGCTGCTAATCTGGCGAACGTCGCGCATCTGTGGCTCTTGCGGCATCTGCATCATCACCGGAAAGCCATAGATGGCCTCACGCGCACCGATTGGCGACAAAAGGCCAATCTGCGGGGCTGGCTGCTGCACTTGAGGCATCATTTGCGGGGCTGCGTATGGCGCGACCGAATAGTCTGGGATTACTTGCGGCTGCACCTGCGGTGTTGGCTGTGCCCGATATTGCGGGGCTGAGACACGTTGCGGCTGATCCCGCTCCGCTTCCCGCTGTCGGTCACGGTACCCAGCCGGACGAATGCCAGAAGCGTTTAGCGCGTCACTCAGCAACCCGCCCTCAAATCGATCACCAGAACGGCCAGCGCCGCCCCCGTCAATCATGTCTCGAAAATTACTATAGCCCAGCATAACAACCCCTTGCGCTTTGGGCTGATACTACCACCAAAGGGGCAAATTAAGCAATGCCCTTGATATTCCTGCGGATCGGGCCGCTGCTGTATTCGCTGAACGATTTGCGCATTCTGTCGCGATACACGGCCACAAGGCCAAAGGCGTCTGCCGCGTGCGATGCGAAGTCATGGTTTGGCCCAAGGCCAATATTGCGCTTTTCATCGCGCTTTTCATGATACCAACCAAGAGACTGCCGCCCGCCTTCTGTCGTATCCTCGTTGAAACGACACGCCGGGAACATCTGCCGCGCTGCTTCGATCCGCATAAGCGCCGCGCCTGCGCCTTGGTTCGGCACGGTCTCAACCTTGAACCCTGCCTGCGTCAGGAAGCCCTCGGGCGTGATCTTGAATATCGTGTCGTGCTTTACGCCATCGTGTGGCAAAACGCAGATAGCTTCGCCGTATCCCTTTGATCGCATCCAGTTCACATGCGCCGCAAACTCTTGCCCAACGGCCTCGTAGTAATCCAGCACGCGCACTTCCTGATTGATAAATTGCACGATCCAGATCGATGTCGCGTCTGCCTTGCCGGACGTGCTGCCAATATCCCAGACAGCATAGACAGGGTTGAGCATTTCGCGCGAATAGAACCCGATGCGCCCATCAATCTGGGCCTGCGTTAGGTGGCGTGCATAATAAGCGCCTTCGAAAACGGTTGCATATTCGCCGTCCCAAACGTGACCATACCGCTCTGGCCTGTTTCGCAGATCGTCGCGGCGCTCCTCGTCCAGCACCTTGGGAAGCCAAGGGTTATCTGACCAGTTGGCGCGAACAACTCGTGCGCTGCTTGGTGTGCCATCGCTGCGCAATAGCATATCAACGGCATTTGTGGGCAGTTCAGGGTTCCAGCCAAACCACAATTCAGAGATAAGTCCGCGATCCTCATTTTCCCAACGAATGGTCGGGCGCAATAACTGCAATGAACGCTTGCTGAGTGATTGCGCCTCTTCGACCCATGCCCTGTGATAGCCCTCCATGGATTTGACGCTATCGGCTGTGTGGTCCTGCATGCCTGTGAAGGTCATGATGCCATCCATGGGCAATTCGATGACTTCGTTGTAAACCTTGAACCCCTGCGCCTCACCAAGGCCAAAATGCGCCAGCTTATCCTCCACCAGACGCTTGGCCGATTGTTTAAGCGATTTCTGCACCTCACGAATAGCGGCGATCCGCAAGCCTTCGCCAGCATCGCCCGGCCACCTTAAAGCATCCTCTACAGACAACCCCGCAAAGAAGTGCGATTTGCCCGATCCGCGCCCACCCCATGCGCCCTTGTATCGCGCCTGATCCAGCAAAGGCACGAACACCTCAGCCGTGGGGATTTGCAGTTTAGTCACCATCTTTGTTTTCAGGCTTCACAATTACACGCTCGATGACAGACGGTCCTAGCTTCTCACCGCCCGTGGTATGGTCTACGGCTTGCTTAGGCGATCCGTGGGCGCGATCCTGCGCTTCCTTAATCATACCTCTGACATCGGCGGAAAGCAGCAGGGCAAGGTCATCTAGATTGATCGTTTCGCCCTGATTTACTCTATCCTGTAAGCTGGAAAGTGCTTTGAGCGTTAACTCGGATGCAATCTTGGCCGATTTGTGCAGGTTTTGCATTTCTTCCTTGGACCGCCCGGACGGGTTTCCAGACTGTCCCTTTTTGAACCGCGTTGCTGGCGATGGGTTGCTGTTTGCCATGATTTAACCGTGTGTTGGCTTTTTGTTCATGTGTTATATTGTATCACTTGTTGGTTGATGGTGGCAAGATGGGTTGGCGCTTGTCTATTTCGCACTGGATATACCAAGCGGCCTTCTGCAAATCTTCGATTGCGTTACATTTGAGATCAGCTCGCCAGATGTATTTGACAGCATTGCCGAGACAAAAGCTCATGTGCTTTGTGATGTCGATACACTCTACTCCGCTTGGGTGCTGGGTGTAGTGGGCCGGATTGTTTACAGGGTCATTCATCACCCGCCTCCTTTTGATGTCTTCACAACTTTGTATCGCTCACCTTTATCCCGACTGCTTCTATCACATCCCTGATGTCGTCGGCCTCCTTAAACCGCCTCTCAGCCCTTAGCCTTTGCCGCTCTGCAATCAGATCATCAAGTCGGGCCTTAATGTCAGCCTTTTTTTGTGCCTTTTCCTCTTCCTCTTGCTGCTCTCGAACTTCGTCCCCGTATTTCTGGCCGTGCTTAGACTTGCTTTCGCTGATCACGATGTATGTGGGTCCAGTAAACCACCTCCTGATCCCGCTCTTAAACCAAGACATCCAAAGCCTGTGCGAAGCCCCGACGCATTCTGGGTATGCTAAGGTTCCGGGATCGGACTTAGACGACACCCGCCTTGGCCCCCATGCGAGCATGATAATCAGCTTGTTTCTTGTATATATCACCATTGCCACTCACCTTTAATGGCTTGCGCGGATGTAGTCATCATCGCCCCAATCCGAAGGCGGAAAATGAACGTCAATATCTCGCGCAGACATTTCCACCCATTCTCCTTTGATCATGACCAACAATGCCTCACCATCAAGAAGGGCAAGCAAAATCTGGCCCTTTTCGGCGTCGGTCATTTCGCCCCACGTTTTGTGGGCTGGGTTGGTTACGGGGTCATTCATCATTTGCCTCATCGGTCCACCAAACGGAATTTTCGTAAATAGCGAAAAAATCATCAACGCTATTTGATCGTTCAGAAATTCGATGAGCCTCAGTTTGGCTAATGTTAAAAAATGCCGCATAGTCACCAACAAACCGGTTGATGCCGAATTTATGTTTTTGCATTTCGATGATCGCGTCGGTCATTTCGTTTAGGGTCATGTCAGTTTCTCCTTGAGGGTTGGGGCCGAAGCCCCTTTGCTTGCTATGCTGACATTAGCTCGGCGATTTTAGCCTTACGAAGGTTGCGCCAAATTTGTTCCCATTCCGTGCAGCGGTAACGCGAGGGGCAAGCGCAATTTGCAATAAATGCCGCATTATGTGCAGAAACTTCGACTTCGTGTAGTGTGATTGCGTTCATCTTGTTATCTCCTTTGTTCCTGTAATCACCGTACACCATAGCGGTTCACGCATCAATAACAATCGACACAATCGGCAAAAAAAAGACGCCACCGAAGTGACGCCAGTTACAGGGAGGCAGATTACTGCTAGGTCAGTGTGGCATGGCAGCACCTTCTGCGTCAAGGATCGCGTGGCCTATCAGTTCGGGAATTTGTGGCACTACGGCATTTCCGCAGGCTCTAATTCTGTCCACCCGGCTGGGTATCCCATCATTTGATTTAATAGTTCTGGATGCGGGTAAATTCCGCATTCTGGCCCAGTCCTCAAAGCCTCGCACAGGTTTTGACGGTAGGTTTCTGACCCCAAGTATCTGCTTCTCGGCGCACCTTTGGCATCCGACGTCTTTGGGGTAGGCAACAATCCAGACGCGTTCTCTGCGATGGGGAGCGCCCACGGTTGCCGCCGGTATGTTTTCCCATTCCGCATCATACCCGCACTCGGCCAAGTCTCCGAGTACACGGCCAAACCATCCGCCTCGTTGGTGAGAAGGGCCACTAAGCAGGTTTGCGACGTTCTCCACGATGATGTACTTGGGTCGTAACTCGCGAGTAAGTCTGACGATTTCGGACCATAGTCCACTGCGCGTTCCTTCGTCGATGCCGGCAAGTTTTCCTGCGAGCGACAGGTCTTGGCACGGGAAACCGCCTGTGATGACGTCGATTTCTCCAATTCCGTCTCTTCGAACAACATCCGCTGTAAGTTCTCTAACGTCATGATAGCAAGGCACCTCCGGCCAATGTTTCGCTAACACCCTTCGCGGGAAATCTTCTATCTCGCAAAAGGCAACCGTTTCAAATCCGCCCGTGCGCTCCAAG